AGCATGATGTGGTGGCGATCTACGACAACGCCGGTATTCCCTCCATCATGCACAGGTTCCGCCGCGTGACTAACAAGGAGCTTTTCGGCGGCAGCGACGCGGTACACCCGGCGTTCATCATCGGCGGCGAAGTGTACGACGAGATTTATATTTCTGTGTATGAAAACACCATGATTAACGGCAAGCCTTACAGCCTGCCATTGCAGGAGCCGGTCACAAATATCACGATGGAGGAGTTCGCACAGGCGTGTTTCTCCAAAGGCGAGGGCTGGCACTGCCTGACGGCGGCAGAGTGGGGCCTGCTGGCCGACACCAGTTTGAAGCTGGGCACCCTGCCCCACGGCAACACGAATTGTTCCCACTGGCACGGCGACGACAAGGAACGGGGCATTATCATTGAGGACAGCTACAAGACGCTGACCGGCAGCGGCCCAGCCACTTGGACGCACGACCACACGGACAGCGGCGTACATGATCTTTGCGGCAACATTTGGGAGTTCGCCCGTGGCGTAAGAATCCGCGACGGGGCGCTGTGGGCGGCGGAGAACAACGACGCAGCCCTGCCTGAAACGGACTTGACCGAGTGCGGCGACGGCTGGAAACCGATTACGGATGTGGAGGGTCACCCGCTGTATGCGGCGGTGGAGGATGACAAGATCACATTTACCACCTATCCGAGCATTCACCGTGACTACTGCGGCTGCGTGTGGGGGGATGTACGGATGAACTGCGACAGTGAGCAGCTGCGGGCGCTGGCCATGTTTGCCGGGGAGGAAAAAGCCGGGTGCTATGTGGACAGCACCGAGGGCGAGTACATACTGATTCGCGGTGGCGGCTGGTACGATGGCGGCGGTGCCGGGGTGTTCGCTTCCCGCCTGGCCAGCCCGCGCTCCGATGCCGGCGGCGACATCGGGGGCCGTTCCGCTTATTTCAAGAAGCACTGAAACGCCGGACACTGAAACACTGACCGCCAAGCGATAGCGCGGCGGAGAAATGAGGGCACTATGGAAGTTTTGAAAGCTATTTTCGCCGCACTGGTTGGCCTGCTGGTGATCTTTGCCTGCATTGCGTGGGCAATCGCCGCCGTGCTGGGGCCGCTGGCAATTATCAAGCTGTGTGTGCTGTGCCTGCTGGGCTGAAAGGAGCCGCGCCATGAAGTTGAGCAAGTTTGTGAAACGAGCCAAGAGCGAAAGCTACTGCATGGTAATCCATGCGGACGACAGCGGCATTTGGCTGGGCACCCGCTTGGCGCTGTACAACGCCACGGAGCTGCCCGAAATGGAGGGCAAGGAACAGGTAGGCGCAGTGCTGGACATTGACAGCAAGGCGTGGGAAAAGATGTTCTTTGACGAGAAGTACGCCGAAACCGCAGGGGCGGACTTTGGCGTGAACCTGACGGACGCTGACCCGCTGGAACAGGAGGCGCGGCGGGTGCCGCTGGAAATGTTCTACAAGGGCATGGGGCTGGTTGGCCTTATGTATGGCAACGCCGGGGAGCTGATCTTCTACGATTCCGCGCTGATTGCACCCATTGCCGATGTGGTCAAGAACAGCGACTACATACAGACCGTTGTGCGCAAGACCGCTGGCGGTGCGCCGTATGTGGTTATCAAAGACGGGTTTGAAGTGCTGGCCGGGTTTGTGCCCGTGAAGATCATAACCAAGCAGTTCTTGGAGGATTTGAGCGAGTTTGAAAGCGCCTGTGTGAGCCAGTATATGCGGGAGCAGGAACGGGCTTTAGACGAGGCAGACCCGGACAAGCAGGACGAGGGCGCGGAGCAGATCGGAATGGAGGGCACGGCTGAATGAACATTGTTTCTTTCGGCGGTGGTACAAACAGCACCGCAATGATTATCGGGATGTATCTGCACAAAATCCCGATTGATCTTATTCTGTTTGCGGACACGGGCGGCGAACAGCCGCACACCTATGAGTTTATCCGGGTGTTCAATGCTTGGCTGGACAAGCACGGCCTACCCAAAATCACGCCGGTATTTTATACCGACAAGGACGGAAACCGGCTGACCTTGGAGGAAGAATGTTTCCGTTCGCACACGCTGCCCTCTATCGCCTACGGATTCAAGAAGTGTTCTTTGAAGCACAAGATCGGAACGCAGGAAAAATTCTGCAACCACTATCCGCCATGCGTGGAGGTATGGAAAAGCGGTGGGCGCGTCAACAAGTACATTGGCTATGACGCGGGCGAAACCCGCCGTATTCAACACGCCGCTGCCATTGACGAGGCAGACAAGAAATATGAAAAGCACTACCCGCTTTATGAATGGGGCTGGGATAGAGCCGAATGTGTGCGCGTGATCGAGCGGGCCGGGCTGCCAAAGCCGGGCAAGTCGAGCTGCTATTTCTGCCCGTCGATGAAAAAGAAAGAAATTCAAGCGCTGTGGGAGAACAACCCGGATCTATTTCAGCGGGCGGTTGACATGGAACACAACGCGGCGGACAGCCTGACCAGCATTAAAGGTCTTGGCCGCAAGTGGTCATGGGAAAGCTACCACGACGAATTTATTGAAGCGCAGGAGCTTGAAAAAGCGCAGTTGACTTTTGACGATCTTTTCCCGGAAGCACCGGGCGGGTGCCTATGCGGTGCGCCGTGTGGGTGCTATGACGGGTGAGCCGAAAACAGAATAAGCCTTACAGGCCGGGCGTGGAGCGGGATTGTGCCCCGCCCGGCTGCTTGATTTTTTAGCCTTGCCGTGCTGCGGCGGGCTAAAAAAATACCGCCTTGGGCGGCTTGGGGCTGGTATATCAGCATTAAGTTAAGCACCACGGCAGAAATGCCGGGGAAAGGGGTCAAGGGGGAAACGAGGGCGGCGGGCACTGCCTGACCAACAGCAGGACGGAAAGAGAGCCGCCCGGTGTTTCCCCTTGCCTGCGGAGCAGAGTGTGGTATTCCAGCAAGAAGAAAATAATACAGGGGTGCGGGGGGGTGTAGCCCCCGCATGGGAAGTAACCACCTTGGGAGAGGGGCAAAAGCTGTGAAGTCGATCTATTACAGAGAGCAAAAGCACATCTGCGGCAAGAGTTATGCCACCGCCCCCTACATGGAGGTTGATCTATACCCTGTGACACCCAAGCAGCACAAAGCAAGCCGCCGCGCCAAGCGCAAGGAGGCCAGCACCCTTGCGCAGCAGACCTACAACGACAACAGGGCCAAGCGCTACCATGTGCAGCTTGTCAACGCCAACTTCGGCAAGGGGGATTTTTCGTGGACGGGCACCTATGACGACGACCACCACCCGGAGCCGGGCGACACGGCCAAGGCTGACCGCGATTTGACGAACTACATAAAGCGCTTGTACCGTTGGTGCGATAAGAACGGCGTACAGCGCCCCAAGTGGGTTGCCGCCACAGAGTATTGCACCGTGCAGGAGGATGGCACAGCCTGCGGGCGGCACCACCACCACGCGATCATACAGCACACCGACGGCCTGACCCGTGATGTGCTGGAACAGCTATGGGCAGACAAGGCCGGGCAGATTGGCTTTACCCGCTGTGAATACTTGGATGTTGACCACGGCAGCGTTGAAAGCCTTGTGCGGTATATCAGCAAGAACAAGCGGTGCGCCCGGAGCTGGCGGCAGAGCCGTGGCCTTGAAAAGCCGAAAACACCGCCGCCGAACGATACCAAGTGGAGCCGCAAGAAGCTGGACGAGGCAAGCACCCTGTACATCGACGATGTGGCGTACTGGGAGCGGAAATACCCCGGCTACACACTAAACCGGGTGGAAACGCGGGTAAGCAATGCCGGGTGGCGGCACACCACCGTGATTATGCGACGGGCGGAGTGTTGGCACGGCACACCGAGGCGCAAGGTTACGCCGAGAATGAACAGGTAAGAAAGGGGCACGGGTCTATGCTGTGCGTGAAAAAAGTTATCGTGATTTGCCGGGAGGTCAACAGTCAGACCGGGCAAATTGCCGTGTATGTGGTTCCGATGAAAATTGACGAACACACGGTTGTGCGTTTGAGTCTGCGATCAATGTTCAACCCGGAATTGCGCTATTTCTTCGTGTATGAAGAAGTCTACCAAGAACAGAAACAGGAGATCACCGCAATGCTGAAACGCCGGAATATTACCAAGCGGGAGGTTGACAGCGTGTACGGGATTGCAGAAGTCGGGAGGCAATGACTATGGACAACAAGGAACGCTTTATTGAGATTTTCACCTCGCAGATTCACAGACCGGGTGCGGCGGAGCTGCTGGAATGGCTGGAAAGCACGGACTTTTTCGAGGCACCGGCCAGCACCCACTACCACGGCAGCTACCCCGGCGGGCTGGTGGAGCATAGCCTGAATGTGTACTATGAGCTGATCGGTGCCGGGCGGGTGCCGGGTGTGCCCACAGCGGAAACCTATGCCGTTGTGGCGCTGCTGCATGACATTTGCAAGGCGGATTTCTATGCCCAAAGCACAAGAAATCAGAAGAACAGCGACGGTGAGTGGGAAACTGTGCCCTACTATACCGTGCGCGAAAAATTCCCGTTCGGCCACGGGGAGAAGTCTGCCTTTTTGGTGCAGCGCTTTATGCCGCTGACCGACGCCGAGGCGCTGGCTATCCGTTGGCACATGGGCGCGTATGACGACGCGGCCAAGGGCGGGAGCAAGGTGTTGTCCGCCGCTATGGCCGCAACGCCGCTTGTCTATGCACTCCATGCCGCCGATATGCGGGCAGAGCAGAAAGAGAACGCACAGCCGTGAACATAGAGTTGGACGACCTGCCACCGCGCTACCGTGCGCAGGCAGAACAGCAGCTTGCCGCCCGGAAACGCCGTGCCGCTGACCCGCTGGCCGAGGCGGTGAAGCAGGCCAAGGCGGCAGGCCGGGATTTTGACAGCCGGGGCGAGTATGAATTTTACACGGGAACCGTGCTGCCAAAGATGGCACGGGGCGAGATCGTGGAGTGTGAGCAGCACCCCGCGTTCCCGCTGTTCCCGGCGGGTGAATACGGCACCATGAAACTGCGCCCCATACGCTACACGGCGGACTTTCGGCTGGAATATGCCGACGGCACCGTTGAGATCGTGGAGATCAAGAGCAAGTTTGTCCGGCGTATGCAGCGTGACTACCCTGTACGGCGGCGGGTGTTCTTGGAGCAGATCGCCCGCCCGGCGGGGTGGAAATTTACCGAGATCATCACCACAGAGGACAAAGACGACCTGAAACGCTGGCGAGAGCTGGCAAAGGAGGGCTGAACCCATGAAAAACCAAGAAAAGCGCCCGTGCCCGCTGTGTGAGCGGCACCAGCGCATGGAAACCACCAGCGGTATGTTGTTTTGGGTGGAGTGGGGCGAGGACGGCAACCCGCGCCTTTGTACTGACACCCTGCACGACGGCGGCGGGCTGAATGTGCTGTGCATTGATTTTTGCCCGTTTTGTGGCCGGGAAATTGAGAAACAGGAGGCTTTGGGATGAAAAGACGGCATACTACACCGCGTTATTACGCCCGGAACGCGGCCATGCAGGCACAGCGGCGCTTTTTGCGTACCGGCAAGACAGAGGCCGAACGGCTGGACGATCACCGGGAGGCAACGGCAAATGTGCTGGTGCTGTGTATTTTGGCGGCGATCTACGACAAATACGGCATTGGTGAAATGCGCTTGCAGCGCGTGGTGGATTGCGCCAACGAGATTTCGGCCAAGTATGCGTTGGACAAGCAGGTGCGCGGCGAAAAGCAGGCCAAGGCAACGCTGGCCGCTGCGGTGCAGCAGATCATGCC